TAAAATCGTAGATGTATCAATAACAAATAATGGTTCTGGTTATAGTTACGGAACTTTAGATATTTCCAGTGTAACTCATACAGGAATTGGTACTACTACGGTAGCAAACTTTGATGTTGTCATGTCACCAAAAGGTGGTCATGGTAAAGATGTTTATAGAGAGTTGGGTGCTAATAAAGTTCTACTTTACAGTAGATTTGAAAATTTACAATTCCAAAATCCAGATGTAATTGCAAGTAATAGTTTTGCTAGACTGGGAATATTAAAAAATCCTCTAAAGTTTGATGGGAGTTCTCAGTTTGATGATTCAACAGCATCTGGTCTTTATGCTGTTAAATTAACTGGTGTGGGTTCTTCTACGCTAACCTTTACAGACGATGAGCGTATCATTCAAACTATAGGTATTGGATCAACAGCTGTCGGACGTGTTGCATCTTATGATAAATCAACCCAGGTCTTAAAATTCTGGCAGGACAGAAGTCTTGTCTTGACACAACCAAAGGGTGGACCAAGTGCTCCTGTTTACGGAGAGCAACCACAGTACGGATTTAAACTTTTTAGATTCACTGGTAGTGTTGGTACTGATGGAAGTCTCGTTATAGGTCAACCAGATAACTCATCACCAAATGGATTAGAGGTAGATAGTTCATTTAATGGTTCAACAACCACAATAAATAATAGAACATATAATCTTGGTCAGGAATTTGTAAACGGGGTTGCTAATCCAGAAATTAAACCCAGATCTGGAGATATAATTTATGTAGATAATCGAGAATCTATCCCGAGATCCAGAAACCAAAAAGAAGATATCAAAATTATTATAGAATTCTAATAACATGCCCCAGCAAACTAACCTCAACGTTTCTCCTTATTTTGATGATTTTAGTGAGGATAAGAATTTTCACAAAGTCTTATTTAAACCAGGATTTCCAGTACAAGCTAGAGAGCTGACAACTCTTCAAAGCATACTGCAGAGTCAAATTGAAAAATTTGGGGACCATTTTTTCAAAGAAGGTTCTCAGGTTATTCCTGGTGGAATAGGTATAGATTTTAGTTACTATGGAGTAAAAATTGACTCCTCATTCTTTGGAGTTCCAGTATCCTCATATCTGGATAAACTAGTTGGCGTAACAATTAAGGGGGCAACAACAGAAGTTACAGCTACTGTAGTAAAAGTTTTAGATTCTACAGAATCTGAAGAAGGATTTGTAACTCTTTATGTAAAATATAAAAATTCGAATCCTAATTCCGAATTCCAGATATTTGAACCTGGAGAATCTCTGATAACTAATTCAAATATAATTTATGGATCCACTTTAATTCAAGCAGGAAATACTTTTGCAAATACAGTTGCTCTAAATTCCAGTTTTTTAGCTTCTGCAGCAACTATTAATGATGGTGTATATTTTGTTAGAGGAAATTTTGTATCTGTAGAAAAACAAACTATCATATTAGATCAATATAATAGTAAACCATCAGTAAGAGTTGGTTTACTTGTAAATGAAACTATAGTATCATCAGCTGATGATCCTTCTCTCAATGACAACTCTCAAGGATTTTCTAATTATGCAGCTCCAGGTGCTGACAGATTGAAAATCAATTTACAATTAACTAAAAAAGATATTAATGATTTAAATGATCAAAATTTTATAGAATTAGCTAGAATTAGAGAAGGCGTTATAGAAAAATTTGTTGACAGAACAGTCTATAGTGAAATTTCTAAGGAACTTGCACGTAGAACTTATGATGAATCTGGCAACTATGTTACAAAATCTTTTGATGTATTTCCAAGAGAAACATTAAATAATCATTCTGGAAATAAAGGATTATTTGATAGTGGAACAATTACGCCAGAAGGAAATCAAGTATCTGATGATTTATTAACGTATAAAATTATGCCAGGAAAGGCATATGTTAGAGGATATGAAATAGAAAAGCCCGTAACATACTTAGATGTAGAGAAACCAAGATCTACTGTTGGAGTACCAACTTCTGGTATTAATGTAGAAAATGGAACAACTGTTAAGATTAACAATATATCCGGATTACCTCTGATTGGATTTAATGAAAATAGTATAATTGAATTTAGAAGTGAAAGAAGAAATGAAACAACTGGAGGCCCTGGTACTGGTGGTCCAGAAATAAATCACGTTGGATTTACCACTGTAGGAACAGCGAGAGTTGTTGATATAACTTCAAATAGAATTTATGAAAGTGATGCGTCAGAGTGTGAACTATATTTGTATGATATTCAAACGTATAGTCAGGTAGGTATCAATACATTAGCAGCTGCTGAGAATAATTTAAGAGCACCATCTTTTATAAAAGGAAAATCTAGTGGAGCAACTGGATTCTTAAAGTATGACGCTTTCCATTCTCAAAATGTAATTCTGACTCTCACCAATGTTTCTGGACAATTTATAGAGAATGAACCATTAATTATTAATGGGATAGAAAAGAATATATTAACTACTAGCGTTAATGATTTCAATCTTGGCGATGTGAAGTCTGTATTCCAAAGTAAAGATGATTATTCTGGGTTAGGAACTCACTTTAATGCTGACACAGTATTGGATAGAGTTATTTCTCTAGCAAATGTTGGATCAGAATTCACCATATCTGGAGATTTGACTGGGAATCCAACTAGTGCAGGAGTTGTAACTTGCACCAATACTAATCTATCTGCTATTGTTAGAACTAACGATATCTTAGTCTATACTAATCCAAATGCACGACTTGTAGCTGGTGTAGATGAGAGAAATGATAATCAATTAACATATAACAAAGTTGAGTCTGTAGATTTTAATGGTAGAAATTTAAATATAGTTGGTGTTGCAACCGTAACTGGGGTCAATAGGGGTTCATTAATTCAAGGAGAAACTCAAACAGCTACTGTTGGAGTTCTAAGACCATCATTTATATCTAAGAGTAATGGATTCTTCTCCCCACTGAAATATAATAATGTTTCTTCTGTTGATCTAACTCAAGGTGACATAAATTTAACTCATCAATTTACTGTAGATTCCTCAACAGGTCAATTTATTATTAATTTAGATAATGTCGCAGAATTCCAAAATGAACCTGATATTTCTTGGAAAGATGTTGGAGCAAATTATAAATTAGTGAATGAAAGTGGAGAAATTATTCCAATCTATAGGAACAATGTTGTTATAACTGGAAAGAGAATCATTACTGTCTCTGGAATAAATGCTAATGCAACTGGAGTTTCTGGATCTGCCAACTCTACTTTTATCACTACCTTAGACAAAAAGTCTGTTAAATCTAAAGAAAAGAAATTTAGCACTATTGATAGTTTAGTAATATCCAGATCAAAATATACTTCTTCTGGTATCGGAACTACAACATTAAATAATGGATTGGAATACTCTGGGGTATATGGGACTAGAGTTGAAGATGATGTAATATCATTGAATTGTCCAGACGTATATCGTGTTTATGGAGTATATGAATCAAAAGACTTTGATGATCCTAAACTTCCAACAATAACTTTAACTGACATAACTGGGCCAATATCAACTGTTGATGGGTTTGTTGTTGGAGAAACAATACAGTCACTCTTTGGTCTTGCTAAGGCTATTGTTGTAAGTAAAGATACTACCAATAATAGTTTAGAAATTCAATATATGAATGAGGAGAGATTTATATCCGATGAAAGTTTATTAACAACAACATCATTGATAACTGCAAAGGTTTTGGCTACTACTGTGGGCGACGATGATATTTTTGGAGATTATTACTTTGATAATGGAATAAGACCAGAATTCTATGATTATTCTAGATTAATTAGAACTGCAGAAAGTTTTGAGCCTAAAAGAAAAATAAAAGTTATATATCAAAAATACTCTGTAGACTCTACCGATAGAGGAGATTTTTATAGTGTTAATAGCTATCCATCAGATGTATATCAGTCAATATCATTCACTTCAACTAGAGGTGAGTTGATAAGAAATAGTGATCTGATTGATTTTAGGCCGAAAGTAAAAGACTATGATTTAAATTCCGATACAAGATCTCCGTTTGAGTTTGATGGAAAAGATTTCTCAGAGGCATCCGGACATACGCAATTTACAATAACACCAAAAACTGTTTTAGAAGTTGCATTTGATCATTATGTTGGTAGAATTGATAAAATTTTCCTAACAAGAGATGGTAAGTTTACTGTTCAAAAAGGAGTTGCTTCTAGAAACCCGCAAGAACCATCAAATGAAGACGATGCTCTTCTTATAGGAACAGCATATTTACCACCATATATCTTTAACGCAAGAAATGTCAAGTTTATAAAGACTGAGCATAAGCGGTATACAATGAAAGACATTGCTAAATTAGATAGCAGACTTTCAAACGTAGAATTTTACACTTCACTTTCTTTATTAGAAACTGACACGAACTCTTTGACAATCAAAGATCCATCCACTGGTTTAGATAGATTTAAGTCTGGTTTCTATGTTGATAACTTTAGCACACTGCAATTAGCTAATACTAGTGATCCAAGTTGGGGATGTTCTATTGATACGGAAAACAATCTATGTAGACCCACTCACAATACCCCATCAATCGACCTTCAGTTAGGTTCTAGCGCCATTCCAGGAGTCACTAGTACAACAACACCTAATGCCGATTTAGCATTTGTTACTGATTTGGGTAATCCAAATGTTAGAAAAACAGGTCCTCTAGTTACCTTGGACTATGATGAAGAGGAATATCAATCTCAAAAATTTGCTACCAGAACAGAAAATGTAAATCCATTTAATATTGTTAACTGGTCAGGTTCTATGGAACTTGAACCAGCCTCTGATATTTGGATTGCAACAAATCAGTTAGAGGTTAATAATGTAACTATAGAGGGTTCTTATCAGGCTTTCATGGATTTATATCCACCTGAAGCTGATGGTTGGAGTGCTATTCAATGGAATGCGTGGGAAGAAAACTTTGCGGGAAGAACAGAGACGGAACGAAATATAGGAGCTCCTATTGAAATTGGAAGAACTAGTAGCACGAGTAATTGGGAAAAAACAGGAGTAGTTAATAGAGATAGAGTACATATAATGTCTAATGGTGCTGGTGCAGCCATTGACCGAGGAGATAATGCGTTAGCAAATGCTTTAGTTGATTCTTTAACTAGAGGTGTTGCTACTAAAACTGCTACAGGAGCATTCTTAATTGACCGTAACAGTGCTGCTGGTCAGAGACTTACAGCACGTTTCGGAGCTCCAGGGGCTGATGGTTTACTTAGAGGTTCTGGAACAACTCAATTCCAATTTGTAGATAGTGGTGCAGGAAATGCTCTTGGATCAGGATTCTTGAGAGCCTTACAGAGACAAAATATCCGACCAGGATCAACAGATGCTCTAAGACTTCAACAAGATATACAATTAAGAAGACCTGAAGGTGGTGGTGCTAGATTTGGTACAGCAGATAGTGGACTTGGCGAAGTTGAAATTGCTAGAAGGAGAACAGATACGGTAACAACATCTCAGCAAGTTGAGGTTACAACTAGACATGAGTTCAATAGAACGGGAGTATCTTATAAAGTTACCGAGCAAATTGATAAGCAAAGTCTGGGAAATAAAGTAGTGAGTAGGGATGTCATTCCTTTCATGAGATTCCGTAATGTAGAATTTATCGCAAAGAGATTAAAGCCTTTAACCAGAGTTTACCCATTCTTCGATGAAATAAATCTTGGTGGATTTATAGTCCCTAAACTTCTGGAGATATCTGATGTATCTGGAGAATTCCAGGTAGGAGAAATCATTCAAGGTCTTATGCCGAATGATAATCCAGATATAGCTGGCGATGGAATAAATCCAAGAATAAGATTTAGACTTGCTCAAGCAAATCATAAGTATGGTCCATATGATGAACCCACATCAACATATTCAAATATTCCATATGATCCAGATTCTACAATTGAATCGCAATACTCTGAATCAAGCACTATTCTAAATGTAGATACTTTTGGATTATCTAGTATTGAAGAGAATGGATTAGGGTGGGTTGGTATCGGTATGAAATTGGTTGGCCAAACAAGTGGAGCAGAAGCAACCGTATCAAATCTCCGTTTGGTAACTGATGAAAATGGATCTATTCGTGGGTGTTTCTTTATTCCAGATTCTACTGTTGTAAAAAATCCTAAATTTGAAACTGGAACTAAAACATTTAGACTGACAGATAGTGAGGCAAATTCCAGAATTGGTGGAGCTGTAAACACATCAGCAGAAACTAATTTCTTTGCACAAGGAGAATTAGATAATCTTCAAGAGGATGTAATAGGTGTCAGAAATGCACGTATAGAAACAAAAGATCATACTGATCAGAAATTTGAAGAGACTAGAAGACAAGAAACTAGAATAGATCAAGAAGAATTAGTAACAGAAGAAGTTCGTTGGATTGATCCACTTTGTCAGTCTTTTGTAACAGGAGAAGGGGAAGGAGTATTCCTCACTAGTGTTGATATTTACTTCAAAACAAAATCAGAATCTATTCCAATTACTCTACAGATAAGAACTTTGAGGAATGGTAGTCCTACTCAGACTGTTATTCCTTTTGGAGAAGTTACATTAGAGCCGGAAGATGTAACAATATTTGAAGCTGATGGATCTAGTTCAACTAGTGTGACCAGATTTACTTTCCCATCACTGGCATATTTGCAACCTAACAGAGAGTATGGAATAACTCTTTTATCAAACTCTGATGAATACAATGTCTATATTGCAAGAATGGGTGAGGTTGATGTATTCAGCAGTTCTCAAGAGGACACTGGAACTCAAACTATAGTTTCTCAGCAACCATCTGCAGGTGTCCTATTCAAGTCTCAGAACGGTTCTACATGGACTGCTAATCAATTTGAAGATTTGGCTTATACAATCAATAAGGCTAAATTTAAAGAGACTACTGGAACTATAAGATTCTACAGCCCAATTCTTTCAGAAGACAATAATCAGATTAAGAGATTAAGAGATAATCCAATTATCATGGGATCTCGTCAAATTAAAATTGGTATAACATCATCGATTGCTGAAGATCTTCTCGCTGGAGTCAGTGCAGGTGTCGCAATAACTCAAAAGAACAATCCAGACTTTAGTGGAAGAATTGTTGGATTGGGTGGATCTATGACTAGAGATGTCAGTGGTGCTAATCTGGATGTACCATCATACAAACCTAGTTTGAGTGTTGCTATCGATGATCCTGGTGTAGGAATCGTTCCTCTAACTGGAAATGGCCAAGTAACTTATGAAAATGTATCATTAACTTCAGCAACTGGAACTGGAGTAACATGTAGCATTGTTGTTGAAAATGGTGTAGTAGGAGTTGTTAGTGTCTTTAGTGGTGGATCTGGATATCAAACAGGTCAAAGACTAATTATTGATCCAACAAACTTTGCTAGAGTTGGAAATGAAACTCCAAGACTCTCTGTAATTGGTATAGCCGCAACAGATACAGTATTTGTTGATGATATTCAAGGAGAATATGATGAAAATTCTCAGATACAGTATCGTACCTCTACTGGAATTGGTGTTACTTTAGTTTCCCAAACACCCAATTCGGCAAGTGTATTCCCAAATAACACAAGAGATGGTCTGCATATGGATGTATTATTCCATACTCATGGTATGCATTCTGGAAACAACTTCGTAAGTCTTTCTAATATTAGAACTGATGTCAGACCTTTGATTTTGTTAGATGCTATGTCTAAGACATCTACGGATGATATTGTGATCGCAGGAACTGGAAATACATCTTCAATTGATCCTTATTTGAATTTTGAAGGTTTACAAGTTTCCGCAACTAACCCCGGATATGTCAAAATAAACAATGAGGTAATCAAATATACTTCCATAAATTCAAATGGAACTGGCCTTTCTGGAATTACTAGAGGAGTATTTGATAGCGTTGCAGGTTCGCATACTACAAATAATTTTGTAGAAAAATATGAACTAAATGGTGTATGTTTGGCTAGATTCAATAAGACACATAACTTTGCTGATGTTAATGTTTCTGTCGGAACATCAAGAACCCTTGATAGTTTCTATGTCAAGATAGACACTACTGGTACAGTTGATGGATCTATTACTATCCTTCCAGATAGAAGTGGATCTGGTTCTCTACCAAAATTATTCTTTAACGAAACCAAGATGGCTGGTGGAACAAATGTTAAGTCTAGTAAGAACTTGCAGTTTGAACTGATTCATCCAAATGTACAGGTATTCACACCAGCAGAAACAACAATAGATGCAAATGTAAGAACAATTACTGCGACAAGTATCGGAGCATATCAAAACGAAATACCAGAATCTTCTTTCGAAGACATGGGATTTGAATCTGTTGTTCTCAATGAAAATAACTATTTTGATTCTCCAAGAATGGTTGCTTCTAGAGTAAATGAGGATCAATTCGTTAATGGCCTCCCAGGATCAAGATCTTTGACTCTGGAACTTAATTTGAATAGTAAGCACAAAGATATATCTCCTGTCGTTGATACCACAAGAGTGAATGCCATTCTCTCCACAAATAGAATTGACAATCCAGTTAAGGATTTTGCTAATAATGGCGATATTATGGATTCATTTACAGAACCACATGCAGCGGTGTATCTAACCCAAGCGATTAGGTTGGAGCAACCTGCGACTTCTATCAAATTGATGTTCCTTGGAAATAGACCACCCGGAACTGATATCAGAGCTCTGTACAAGATATTCAGAAATGATGGTCCAGATAATCCTGAGTTTGAATTATTCCCAGGTTACAATAATCTAGGAGATAATAGTGAAATATTAGATCCAAGAAATAGTGATGGATTACCAGATACGTTTGTTCCAATCAATGGTTCAGATATTGAATATTCTGATTATGAATTTACCATTGACAATTTGCCTGAATATGAAGTTTATCAAGTCAAGATTTTATTCACTTCTACAAATCAGGCCGTTGTTCCCAAAATCAAAGATCTAAGAGTTATAGCATTAGCATAATTATGAAGAATATACCAGTAAAAGATAAGAAAAATCTTTTTAGGGATGAAAACTCCCATGCTATCATAAATACTGATAGGCAGGCATATAATACTTACAAAAATCTTAGGGAACAAAAACTAAAAGAAAAGGAAGATATTGATTCTTTCAAAAGTGATTTAGATACTATGAAAAATGAAATTAATGAGATAAAGTCCCTACTCTATAAATTAGTGGAAAATAAGTAATGGCACAACCATCATCTAGACAAACTTTTGTAGATTACTGTAAAAGACAACTAGGAGCACCAGTCCTAGAAATAAATGTTGCCGATGAACAAATCGACGACTTAGTTGATGATGCTCTGCAGTATTTTCAGGAAAGACATTTTGATGGAGTTTTTCCAACACTTCTAAAGTATAAATTTACTCAGGCAGATATTGATAGAGGAAGATCCAAAGGTGGTCCCAATAGTCCAGTAGGTATCGCATCGACATCAGCTACATCAGTTATTGATGGTACTTCAGTACAATTTGATTTTGAAGAGAATAGCAACTATCTTAAAGTTCCTGATGATGTCATTGGTATAACAAAAGTTTTCCAGTTTGAAGGATCTAACTCAGTCAGTTCTGGAATGTTCAGTATTAAATATCAATTATTTTTGAATGATATTTATTTCTGGGGTTCAACAGAACTTCTCACATATGCAATGACTAAGAGATATCTTGAGGATATTGATTTCTTATTATCCACTCAAAAGCAAATAAGATTTAATCAAAGAATGAATAGATTATATCTTGATATAGATTGGTCAAGTGTTTCTCCAAATAATCATCTAGTCATAGATTGTTATCGCGGAATGAACCCAGATACTCATACTAAAGTCTGGAACGATTCATTTCTTAAGAGGTATGCTGTTCAACTTATTAAGAGGCAGTGGGGCCAAAATATGATTAAGTTCCAAGGAATGAAACTTCCTGGAGGAGTTGAATTAAATGGTCGTCAGATGTATGACGATGCAGAGAAAGAACTTCAAATAATTAGAGAACAGATGTCTAATACCTATGAACTTCCACCCTTTGATATGATTGGATAATGGCATTAAATCCCTTTTTTCTCCAAGGTTCCAAAGGCGAACAAGGCCTGATGCAAGACCTTATAAATGAATCAATAAAAACATATGGTGTAGAAGTACACTATATGCCTAGATTATACTTGGGAGAAAACACAGTCATAAAAGAAAATATTGTCTCTGCATTTAAGAGTGCATTACCAATTGAGATGTATGTGCAGAACTATGATGGATGGGAAGGACAGTCTGTAGAATTATCAAAATTTGGAATCGAATCAAAAGATGAGATAGTGCTAGTAGTATCTCAAGAAAGATATGAAATGTATATCCAACCTTTGATTGAGAGAATACCAAATGTTAAATTAGCAAGTAGACCAAAAGAAGGAGATATTATCTATTTCCCACTAGGAGATGTTCTTTTTGAAATTAAGAACGTTAAGAGGGACAAGCCTTTTTATCAACTACAGAAGAACTATGTTTATGAATTAACATGCGAACTCTTCAGATTTGAAGATGAAATTATTGAAACTGGTATCAGTGAAATTGACGACGAACTTGTCGATCTTGGATATCAGGCAACATTTACTCTTACTGGAGCAGGAACCTCTGCTTCCGCTATAACTGGACCTATAGTGTCTAATAGTGGTGTCCAGAGTATAACAATGTTGGATAAGGGATATTCTTATACTACGGCACCATTAATCGCTATATCTCCACCACCTTCTGGAGAAACGGCAACAGCCGTCGCTATAACAACTGCCATTGGTGATGGAAGTTTTTATGTTGATCGACTTGAAATAACCAATCCTGGATATGGATACTTGGAGAGTCCAGACATTCAGTTCATTGGTGGAATTAATGATAACACTAGAATAGCTTCTGCTAAAGCAAATATTGCTGAGGGAACTATTGGTATAGTTACAGTAACCAGTGGAGGAACTGGTCACATAACACCACCACTCATTACTTTCAACGGACCAATTGGAGTAGGAACAACAGCATCTGGAGTGACTGTACTAACTGATGGTGTTGTTTCTTCGATCAGAATTACTAATGCTGGTGCTGGATATACAACTGCCCCATCAGTTTCTATCGATATTCCGGAATCTTTTGGAACAGATGGAACTGCGGACTTTAGTTTGAACGAAATAATAACTGGTCAAGCAAGTTCTGCTACAGCAAGGGTTAAGAGTTACAACTCAACAAATTTTGTTCTTTCCGTATCTAACATAACTGATGCCTTTATACCTGGAGAACGTATTGTTGGTGCCGGAGGAAGTTCTCTTACTCTTAAGTCAGTCAACTATATAGATACTACACAGCCATATACCGAAAGTAATGTTATTCAGGTAGAGGCTGATTCAATTTTAGATTTTTCAGAAACAAACCCATTTGGTGGAGTATAAACGATGTTGGGAACATACTATTACAATGAAATCCTCAGGAAAACTGTTGTTGCATTTGGAACGGTATTTAATAATTTTGATATTAGGCATCAAGATTCTGCAGGAAACGTAACTAGTATTATAAAAGTTCCACTATCTTACGCACCCATACAAAAGTTTTTAGCAAGAATAGAGCAACAGGCAGATATTGAAAGTAAAAAGGGAATAACTCTTCCGAGAATGTCATTTGAATTAAATTCTCTAACATATGATCCATCAAGAAAAGGAACAGTAACAAAGCAATTTAAAGCATTAAATAAGTCAAACAAAAAAGAAGTTAAGAAAGTATTCATGCCAGTTCCATATAATATGGGATTTGAGTTGAATATTATGACAAAATTGAATGAAGATGCTCTTCAAATAGTAGAACAAATTCTTCCATATTTTCAGCCAGCATATAATGTTAGTGTAAAGTTGATAGATGAAATTGATGAAGTTAAAGACATTCCCATTGTATTAGAATCTATTCGTATGCGAGATGATTATGATGGTGACTATAACAAAAGAAGGGTTCTTCTATACACTCTTCAATTTAATGTAAAGACTTATCTTTATGGCCCAATCCCTTCAGGATCTACTCCAGGCATTATCAAAAAAGTTCAGGTGGATTATCATACAGATACCTCGAAGAAGACTCCAAGAAGTATGAGATATATTGGAACACCTACGGCTACAAAAAATTATACTGGAACACAAGCAGGAACTCTTGCTGGAAGTATAGAAGCAGATACTACTAATATATCAGTTTCTGACGGATCTCTATTCTCAGAGCAGTCTAGAATTACAATTAATGATGAACTAATGTTTATTAGTAAAATTATTGACAATAACTTAGTTGTATCCAGAGGTTATGAAAATACAACTGCTGTTAGTCATATTGCATCAACTGCAATATTTGTCGTAGATGTTCAAGACGATATACTTATCGAATCTGAAGACGATTTTGGATTTGATGGTTCTACAGAGTTCTTTAATGATGGAAAGATATTCAATCCAACTTCTGGCCAGGATATTGATCCTTGATTATGACTAAAAATTTTGATGAAATAGAAGATTCTTTGGGTATTGCGAAAAGTGACGAAAAGGTTGAGATTATGAAGTCGGAAGTAGTTCCAGAGAGAAGTAAAGATGATGTAACAAAGGACTATGAATATACAAGAGGAAATCTTTATTCTATTATAGAAAAGGGACAAGAAGCTATAAATGGCATTCTTGAGTTGGCACAGGAAAGTGATCAACCAAGGGCATATGAAGTCGCAGGTCAACTTATCAAGAGTGTTTCTGATGCAACAGACAAGTTAATGGATCTTCAGAAAAAGTTGAAAGATGTTAATGCCGAAGAAAAAGAAAAAGGACCATCAACAGTTAATAATGCTCTATTTGTTGGATCTACTGCAGAACTAGCAAAGATGTTAAAGTCTGGATTAAAAGAAGATAAATAATAAACAGGATCTATCCTTTTTTTATGAAGTGCAAACCCGGTTACTATTTTTGCTACACTGATAAAAAGTGTAAAAAGATTCCTGCTGGTCTTAAAATGACTGGAAGGTACTTTGGCAACGGTAAGGAACCAGAAGAGGTTGGTATTGATAAACCCGTTGAGGGTGGAGAGCAAAGCTCAAATGGTAATGGTGGTAATGGAGGTGTAAGTGAATCGAAAAGTGGTGATAGTTCTTTGCGTGACTGGTTTGGCAAGAGTCGCTCTAGTGATGGGAAGCCTGGTTGGGTTCAACTGGGTGGCAAATACGCAGGTAAACCCTGTGCAAAACAACCAGGACAAACCACAAAACCAAAATGTGGTTCAAGTAAAATGAAGCGTAATCTCTCCAAAAAGGAGGAAGATGCTGCATTTAGACGCAAGAATCGTCAAGATCCAAATCCAGATAGAAAAGGGAAAGCAATTAACGTGAGCACTGAAGAATTTACAACACTACCACTTAATGTAGAAATTCCTACAGATATTAGGGACTTTAATCTTGGACTTATGTTCCGCGAGAGTCTGGATCAGAATAGTGGAATGCTATTCATATTTGATGATTTAACTCAACAATCCTTCTATATGAAGGAAACAAGAATTCCATTGGATATTGCATTCATTAATGAAAATGGAATCATAGAAAGTATTAAACAATTAGAACCCCTCGACGAGACTCCAGTATCATCAGAAGGAGAAGTAGTATGTGCCCTTGAGGTAAATAGAGGTTGGTTCGAAGAAAACAACATCGAAGTAGGTGACGAGATTGATATTGATGAAGCAGCAGGAGAAAAAGACGCTTGCTATCATAAAGTCAAGTCACGCTACTCAGTTTGGCCAAGTGCATATGCTTCAGGAGCATTGGTCAAATGCCGCAAGAAAGGCGCGAAGAATTGGGGAAACAAAACTAAAAAAGAAGAATTTGAATTGGATGAAAAGTGCTGGCCAGGCTATGAAAAGAAGGGTATGAAGACTATGTTTGGAAAAAGATATCCAAACTGTGTCAAAAAAACAAAGAAAGAAGAAGTTGAAATACAAGACGCTAATGGCAATACATTTGCACATATTGAAGATGTTATCACTAATGAAGACTTGATGAGTGAAGCCGTAAGAGTTCCCGCAAAAACAGGGAATCTTGTCGATACCTACTTTAATTGGAGAGGTAAATATTATGCCCTCAAGTTATTTTTCCCACAACTAACTCTTCCAAAGAGATCTGATGTCCAAGATCAGATTAGGAAAGTTTATCCTGAAGCAATACTGCAGAGTTTTAAAGTTTCCAAGTATGAACCAGGACAACCATTCTTATATGTCGAATCAGCGGCATGGACAAGAAAAGAAGGAAAAAGCAAGTCAGGAGGACTTAACGAAAAAGGAAGAAAATCGTATGAGAGAGAAAATCCAGGATCTAACCTTAAAGCACCAAGCAAGAAGGTTGGAAATAAGCGTAGGGCATCGTTTTGCGCTAGAATGAGAGGAATGAAAAAGAAATTGACATCTGCTAAGACTGCTAGAGATCCAGATAGCAGAATCAATAAATCACTTAGAGCTTGGAATTGTTAATGTAACTTATGAGTGAAAATTATCTTGGTAATCCACTATTAAAGAAAGCTAATACAGCAATTGAGTGGACTGAAGAAATGATGGTAGAATTCCTTCGATGCAAGGAAGATCCAGTTTATTTTGCACAGAATCACGTTAAAATCGTTTCTCTTGATGAAGGTCTTACTCAGTTCCGGCCGTATGATTTTCAAGAGAAGTTAATTAATAACTTTCATGAGAACAGATTCAATATATGTAAGATGCCACGACAGACTGGTAAGTCTACTACTGTGGTATCTTATCTTCTCCATTATGCTGTTTTTAATGACAGTGTAAATATTGGCATCTTGGCAAACAAAGCAGCTACCGCCAGAGAACTTCTGGGAAGGTTACAGACTGCGTATGAGAACTTGCCTAAGTGGATGCAGCAAGGTATATTGAACTGGAATAAAGGATCTATCGAATTAGAAAATGGCAGTAAGATATTGGCAGCTTCTACGTCTGCGAGTGCTGTGCGAGGTATGTCATTTAACATCCTCTTTCTCGACGAGTTCGCGTTCGTCCCGAATCATGTTGCTGACTCGTTCTTTGCATCTGTTTATCCTACTATTACTTCTGGTAAAAGCACCAAAGTAATTATCGTATCTACGCCACATGGTATGAATCATTTCTACCGAATGTGGCATGATGCTGAGCGTCAATTGAATGAATATTTACCAACTGATGTTCACTGGTCAGAGGTTCCAGGGCGTGATGAGAAGTGGAAAGCGACTACAATCAAAAATACATCTGAAGCTCAGTTCAAAGTTGAGTTTGAGTGTGAGTTCCTTGGTTCTGTTGATACTTTAATTGCTCCAAGCAAACTAAAGAGTTTGGTATATGAAAACCCAAGAAAAAGAAATGCTGGCCTTGATGTTTATCAAGATCCGGTAAAAGATCATGATTATATTGTGACCGTTGACGTTGCCAGAGGAGTTGGTGAGGATTACTCTGCTTTCATAGTCGCTGACATTACAGAGTTCCCTCATAAGATTGTTGCAAAATATAGAAACAACGAAATAAAACCAATGTTGTTTCCAAATGTAATTTATGAAGTCTCTAAGAGTTATAACAGTGCATATATTTTATGTGAAGTAAATGACGTTGGGGATCAAGTAGCTTCAATCATTCAATATGACTTAGAATATCAAAATCTTCTCATGTGCTCTATGAGAGGTAGGGCAGGACAAGTAGTTGGTCAAGGTTTTTCTGGAAAGAAAACGCAACTCGGACTGAAGATGTCCAAGACAGTCAAAAAAGTTGGATCTTTAAATTTAAAGACACTGATAGAGGAGAACAAATTATTATTCTGCGACTATGAAATAATTTCGGAATTGACCACTTTTATTTCTAAGAAAAATTCTTTTGAGGCAGAAGAAGGTTGTAACGATGACCTTGCAATGTGTCTTGTAATTTATGCATGGTTGGTTGCACAAGACTATTTTAAAGAACTTACGGACCAAGATGTCCGCAAAAAATTATATGAGGAACAAAAGAATCAAATAGAGCAAGACATGGCTCCTTTTGGATTTTTGAATGATGGCATCACTGATGAAAGTTCATTTGTAGACGCCCAGGGTGATCGTTGGTATACTGATGAATATGGAGATATGGCACATATGTGGGATTACTTATCATGATTTACGATATATTATTAGTTTTAATTTTATTGACAGTTAT